CTCAGCCGGCCAGCGCGAGAAAACCCCCCCCCGGGCCGAGATTGAGGCCATTCAGGGGCTTCCCTACGGATTGAAGGGATTTACCCGGTTCGTCCGGCTTCTGAGGCTCGAGGACGGTTCGCCCATGAAGCTGGCAGCCTTTCAGCGGTTCCTTTTGGGGTTCTACTTCGCCGGTGTGGTGGAGCTCATCATCATTATGCCGAAGAAGAACGGCAAGACGACCCTGATGGCGGCCCTGGCGCTGTATCACCTGCTCATGACCCCGGCCGCTGAGTGCGTTATCAACGCGGCCTCGGAGAAACAGGCCGCGATCCTACACAACCAGGCCCGGAATCTCGTAATGAAGTCCAACCTACATCGCAGGCCGATTCTGGGGCGAGATCGGCGGGAACGGGTCGAATATCAGGGTGTGTTCGACGTTCGACCGGGTATCCACGAAATCCGGTACGAATTGGGGCGCATTCGAGTTCTGCCGGCCGACGTGACAACGGTCCAGGGGGTTATCCCCACCCTGGCTCTCGTGGACGAATACCAGCACCACCGGTCACCCGATGTCTACGCGGTCTTCCGTGACGGTCTCACGCCTCGGCAGGGTCAGATGATCACGATTACAAACCCCGGCAGCAACTCGAGTTCGCCGTTAGGGGTATTACGCGAGAAGATGCGGGCGCGTTCCGCGGAGACGCAGGGCCGTAGGCGAACCTATCGCTCCGAAGACGGTTCGACGGTTCTCGTTGAATGGGGTCTGCTAGACACTGAGAACCCCGAAGATTTGCGGGTTGTCAAGCAGGCGAATCCGGCCCCATGGCAGACGGTCGCCGAACTCCGCCGCCGTCGGAACTCGCCCTCGATGACGCCTTATCAGTGGCGACGGTTCGGTGCGGGTATGTGGACCCAGGTTGACGAAGCCTGGCTCACGGAGCCGGAGTGGGATCGTCTCAGGGTAGATGTCGGCGGCGTGGCTCCCGGCGATGAGGTGTACATCGGGGTGCGGATCGGTGCCGAGATCGGTATCGGTTTGGCTTCGCTCCGCGGAGAAGGCGTGGCAGTCAAGATGATCCCCATCCCTGCCCCGGTTGGCTCAAGGGTTCCGCTGCGGATGGTCGAAGGCGTCCTGCGCGAACTCGCTCTCGAGTACGACGTGCGAGACGTGGCCTATGACCCTGACCACTTCGCCCGCTCCGCCGAGCTTCTTATCCAGGAGGGGCTACCGATGACTGAGGTATTCCAGAGCCCCAAGAAACTCACACAGGCTACGGCGACCTTCTGGCGACTGGTGTCGGGCAAGCTGCTGTCTCACGACGGTGACCCCGAACTGCGGCGTCAGGTGCTCTCGGGACGGACCAAGGAGACCCAGCAGGGCTGGCGTATCGAGCCCACCGCTGATACGGCCGGCCTGATCGCGGTCCTGATGGCGGCTCACCAGGCCACCGACCTGCCGCCCGAGACGCCGGCCTTCGTGGCTATCTGATGGGGCTGCTCGAACGTCTCGACAACTGGTTCTGGCGACCCACCGAGCGTCACAACATCGACAAGATGAAGCTCTGGGGGTCCGCCCAGGATATCGGTGACCCCGTCCACGCTGGCGTCTCCGTCTCCCAGGAGTCGTCGCTGCGGCTCTCGATCGTGTGGCGGTGCATCCGGCTCATCTCCGAGTCAATTGCGGCGATGCCTACAGATATCGTCCGCAAGCGTGACGAGATACGCGAGCCCGTAGACCGTCCGCCGTTGTGGATCACCACACCGAATCCCGAATCGTCTTGGTACGAGTTCCATGAGCGCGTCTGCGAATCGTTGTTGATGGACGGTAACGCCTTCGTACTCATTACGGCACGGGACTTTCAGGGTTTCCCTGCGGAGCTATGGGCGCTGAACCCTCGAAACATGCAGGTACGACGTCGAGAGAACGGCGGGCGCATCTACTTCTTGTGGCAGGGGACCACCGAACTGTCCAGGTACGGCCCGGATAACCCGCTGGGTGATGTGCTGCACATCCGCCTCGCCACCGCCGGTGGGGTGCGTGGCCTGTCTCCCCTGGAGCAGGCGCGTCAGGCGGTGGGCCTCGGCCTGGTCGGGGAGAAGTTCGGAGCCAGGTTCTTTGGCCGCGGTCAGACGATGTCCGGTGTCATCCAGCTCCCCGCCCAGGGGGGCGGTGCGCGAGAGAGTAAAGAGCACATCGACCTCATGGGGGAGACCTGGGAGTCTAAGCACGGCGGCTCTGACCAATCTCACCGTCCCGGCATCCTCACGGGCGGAGCGACGTGGCAGGGCATCACGATCCCACCCGAGCAGGCGCAGTTCCTGGAGACGCGCAAGTTCCAGGTTGAGGACATCGCCCGGTTCTACGGCGTGCCCGCTCATATGGTCGGACTCGAGGAGAAGAACACCTCCTGGGGCACCGGCATCGAGCAGCAGGCGATCGGCTTCGTCCGATTCACCCTGATGCCACACATCGTCCGTCTCGAGTCTGCCTTCTCCTCGTTACTGCCTCGCGGGCAGTTTGTCCGTCTGAACCAGCGCGGCCTGCTTCGAGCGGATTCGAAGACTGAGGCCGAGGTCATGGTGAAGATGGTTAGCAACGGTCTGATGAACTCGAACGAGGAGCGAGCCCTGCTCGACCTCCCACCCCGACCTGGCGGTGACCGCTACATGGTCCCGCTGAACATGCAGACGCTAGAGGCGAGTGGCCTGCCTCCAGAGAAGCAGCCCGTGCCAGCGGCACTCGCCCCGCAGGCACCCCCCGAGGAGGACACCAATGCGTGAAAGAGAGTTCGCATCGTTCCCGATGGAACTAGCCCAGGTCGCCGCGGAGGGGCGGACGCTGAGGGGCTACGCCTCGGTGTTCAACTATCCGATCGACTCGGGGACCACCCATCACTCACAAACCACGTTCGTGCGCCCCGGTGCGTTCACCAAGACGCTCAAGGAGAACCGTGATCGGGTGCAGGTCCTTGTCAATCATGGCATGGATGCGCGCTGGGGCATGTCTCCGGTGGCGACCATCACGGAGATGGAGCAGGATGCCCATGGGCTCCGCATCGCCGCGGACATTATCCCCCACCCCGAGTTCGACCCGATCGTCGCTTCGCTGAAGGCTGGTGCCCTGCGTGCCATGTCAATCCAGTTCGAGACCGTCAAGGAGTCATTCAACGACGATCGCACACAGCGCAACCTCGATGAGATCTCTCTCTGGGAGTTCGGACCGGTGACATTCCCGGCAAATGCTGCGGCCACCGCGAGCCTGCACTCCCTCAACGAGTTCACCAACGCGCAAGCCGAGCCACTCGAGGGTGAGAGCCGCGAAAGCACTCTCGACCCGAGCCGCCTCACTTGGGTGCGGAACGCGAGCCGAACGCTCGAGCAGTACGACGAAGTGCTCGCAGCAACCGCGGCTCGTTTCGCCAAGCTCAAGGAGAAGTAGATGGAAGTACGTGAGCTGATCCAGAACCTGCACGATAAGCGGGTGAACATCCGTGCGCAGCAGTCCGACCTGATGGCTCAGATCGAGGCCAACCTCGATGGGGAGTCTGGTGAGGACAAGGCCAAGTGGGACTCGATGGATAAGGAGTTCGTCTCCCTCGGCGAGCGTATCGACAACCTGCTCACGATGCAGGAGAACGACAAGGAACTAAACGAGCAGCGTGCTCGGTTCGAGAAGGTCGTCCGTGATCCCAGGGTCGCTGAGCGCAGCGAGCACTCGTTCGCCGAGCGAATGCGGAACTGGCTGAAGGCCGGTCTGCCGGACTCGGACGTGTGGGCACCCAAGTCCATCACGGTCCCGTTCGACTCTCTCTCGGCAAGGCCGAGGCCTGACGGCTCGATCGATCTCGAGCGCCACGACCTGACTAAGGGCGTTGCGACCGACGGTGCAGAGCTGATTCCAACCGGATTCGTTCGGACGCTTCAGGAGCACCTGATCGAGGCCAACGCCATCCGGCGTACGAACACGCAGGTCTTCACCACATCATCCGGTGAGAACCTGCTCGTTCCGGCTACTACCGGCCACGGTACGGCCACGCTGGTCGCTGAGGCCGGTGCGTTCCTCGAAAACGACCCGCAGTTCAAGCAGGTCACCATGAACGCCTACAAGTACGGTCAGTTGATCCAGGTGTCCACGGAGCTCATCGAAGACTCCGCGGTGGACCTTCTGGAGTACCTGGGGCGCGCTGCGGGTATCGCTATCGGGACCGCCACTGGTACGGCGAACGTCACGGGAACTGGTTCCGCACAGCCCCAGGGCATCGCTAACGCCGCTACGGCGGGCAAGGTCGGTGCTACCGGCCAGACGTTGACGGTAATCGCCAACGACCTGGTTGACCTATATCACTCGATCGTCTCGGGTTACCGGGCGCGTGGCTACTGGGTTATGAACGACCTGACGGCTGCGTTCATCCGCAAGATCCGTGACGACACAGGTGGTGCCGGACTCGGTAACTTCGTGTGGCAGCCAGGGCTTGCATCTGGTGCGCCGGACACCATCTTCGGTCGTCCGGTGCTTACCGATCCGGCCGTGGCCGTGATGGGGGTTAGCGCATTCTCCATCGCGTTCGGTGACTTCTCGGCCTACTTCGCGCTGCGCGATGTCAGCTCGGTCAGGTTCGACCGTTCTGACGACTTCGCGTTCTCGACGGGCCTGGTCACCTTCCGCACGAGCCTGCGTACCGACAGCAAGCAGTTGGTCAACGGTGCGTCGGGTGCGGTGAAGTTCTACCAGAACTCGGCCACGTAGGTCGGGGACAATCGACAGGGGGGGGGCCGCACGGGTCCCTCCCCATCCCCGAAGGAGGTCTTATGACGAAGGTGCGCGTGCTTTACCCCTCGGCGTTCGTTACGGAGGTTGAAGGCGGCGCGGTCGTATCTGTTGACGATGCCCTGGCAAAGGACCTGATCGCGGCTGGCTATGCGGAGCCGGTCAAGGCCGAGCCAGCGGCTAAGAAGACCGAGACCGCTGTGGTGAAGTTGAAGGATGAGAGCTGAGTGACCTACATCGCAGCAGCCGACTTCCGTGAGCGCACGGTAGCGCCCTACTGCGCCGGGCTGGTCCTCGGCGAGACCGATGGGCTAGACGCCTATATCGATCTGCTCATCGCTCAGGTCACGACGCAGGTAGAGCTCGACCTGGGTGACGACTTCGAACCCGCGGGTGGCGACCCGGACGAGACAGTGGAATGCGATGGTTCCGGTCGGGCTAGGATGTA